CCCTGCCCTAAAGACTATTTTATCTGCGGGGGTAAAAGCTCCTATTGCTTGAACCGAAGCCACAGTAGCTTTAGGTGTACTTAACGACAGCCCGTCATTAGAGTCGTTGCCGTCTTTTGCTATATAAAAATCAGTCATGATGACTCCTTATGTGAAACGAGTTTCGCTAATGTATACTTTGCTTGTGCCGATTGTCGTAGTCTGATCTGTAGCCGATCCACTAATTTTGAATCTGTCACAAAGTACAAGCTCTTTAATAGTGTTAATTGAAAAAGTTTCAATGAGTACATAATCAGTACCGTTTAAACTTGCGTAAAGGTGTACATTGGTATCGCCTTTTACGATCTGAATAATACCTTGACCGCCTGCATTTTTCATGTTAGGGTTAAATTCTGTACCTACTGCTAATTGTGTTGCCATAATGTGTTGCCTCTTATTGGTTATTAAATATCAAAGTCTGTGTTGGTAAAAATTATAACTGATTTAACCCAGTCTAAAACTCCCACCGCTTCTGTCGGACTGATTGCTCCGTCCTCAACGTGAGTTGTTATAAGTTCTAATATAGCCATATACATTGCGTCAGTCTTTCCGTCTGTACGTGCGAAGGCTTTGTGGTCTTTTATGTTTTTAATGTCAGGCAAATTATTCTCCCCGTTCCATATTGCGTGTATGCTGTAGTTTCTGTACTATTACAGCGGCAGAAAACAAAGCATTAAGTTTATCATCGTTTAATAATTTATCTTGTAACTGCGTTCTACTCATATTATTAAGTTCATCTAAAGTATACCCAGCCGCCTGAGCCGCCTTCGGGCCGAACTGTTTGTTCTCTAATACACTTCTAGCTGTACTTTCAATTACTTGGAATAAGCCTTGTGCGCCTGTTGAACTAACCTGACTTTCTTTAGGTAAGTTACCACCAGCAGATTCAATTTTAGAAATATCAACCATGCCAGTTTTAAACTCTTCTTTCGGTAAGTTTAAATCAGCCATCTCATAATCAAAAGCTCCGCTTTCTAAGGCTGAGTTTACAGAATTCACTACTTCATCTGTGACTTCAATATTCTGAGCTGCATTATAATCTGCAACTCGATCTTCAAGCGGGCGATCTTCAGCATTATAATCTCTAGCCCAGAGCATTGACCAATCTCTTTGACTTGGCTGACCACCTTCATTAAACATCATACGTTTATCTGCCTTATCAAACGTACTAGCATTGATAGATTTGTACTGCTCAGGTCGGAATAAGATATAAGAGTCGCTAGTCTTTTCACCTTTCAATGAAGGCTCGACCATATTACGATACTTAATAGAATCAAAACCCATGTCTTCTAAAAGCTTTTGTAGCTTTTTAGTTAGCGTCACTTGTCGTAAGCTGCTTGTTAGTAACTGCTCTGAACTGTTAAAGATGTCAGGGAGAGCAGGAACTTCTAAAGCATCTACCATTAAAACATTTAATCTATCTTGGAATTTCTTAGGTATCTTCTTCCCTAATCCAGACTTGAGTGCGTCCATAAGTTGATCAGAAGATGAGCTTAAAAGGTTCTCTGCTGACCAGTTAGAAGCGTCTGTAGGGAAGACCAATGGGTTCTTAACGTTCACATAGCCTTTCATTATACTAACGCTAGGCATGTCACTAGAAGGCGCTAAGTCCATTGAGCCTACTTGATCTAGTTCATCTGAAGTTATGTTATCAAAGTCTACATCTTCCATAGTCATCCCCTCACGACGAGCCTGCTCATCTGCAAAGAACCTATCCATTTCAGAACGTTCCATTTTACCACCACCAGAGCCGGGGATTGATAATACGTCTTCAGCTTTACGGTCGTTGATCCCTCTGGCTGCCATGTAGTTTGCTTGGCCTTCAGTACCTACGTGTACACCCATTTCTCTAGGGGATACAAATGCTACCTCAAAGTCTTTTTCTGCGAAGTCAGAGATGCCTCGGAACTTAGGAGTCTTTTCAATAGATGATGCTAAGTAAGCGTCGAGGTTTTTAAGCCTTGCATCGTCAGAGATTCCGCTTGCTTGACCTACTTCTGTTCGAGGTGAATCAGCTTGCATAGACTTTAAAGTTGTCATCAGTTCAGCGTTATCAGAATTGTTAGCAATGTAGTTAGTTATAATCTTACGTCTACCTTCATCGGTAATCTCATCAGAAGGTATAAACTTACTATTCCTAGCAAAAATATCTATAACGTCTTCTAGTCCTTGTACCTGTTCTAACTTATCTGAAGGCGCTAACGTACTTACGTGTGCTTTAGACGCTTCACGAGCTTCCGTTAGATAGAAAGCAATATCTGCAAACAAGCTCTGGTCAGGATCAGCTTCATCGCCCATCTCAGCTTGATAACTAAAATCGTCTATCTCATCTTGAGTGTATCCACGAGAGATCTGGAAGTCTTCGCCGTATTCTCCATTACTCTTTTCCTGTATAGCTAAAGTTTCTTTAGAATAAGGCTTGACATCTTGATCCTTTTCCCTTAAAATAGTCTTCATACTTAACGCTATGTATTCCTCAAGCTCTTCTTCACCACCAAACTCATCTGCTTGTGAGCCAGCAATAGCTCCGAAGTCAGCTTGGTCTGGGTCGTAAAACTCATCAGCCTGTCCTTTAGCGCCGCTTAAACCAGCAGACTCTTTAATACTATCGACAGCATCGTTAATTAATCGAGGATCTAAGATGCCATCTGTTGCATCATTAATAGTCTCAGCTAAGTAACCTGAAAGCTTTGTAGCCCCTTTAGTTACAAGTGAACCGACACTAAAGCCTTGTCGCTCTACTTTCTGAGGGTCGAGTTCGTCCATGAAAGCTGAGCCAGCTTGGTAGTTGTACGGCAAACCAGTGACTTTATTAATTCTTTCATCTGGTTCTTTAGGAGCGTTAGGTACTTCAACAACACCGCCTTTAAGGAACTGTTGTCGTTGTATGTCATACTCAAACTTAGGAACAAAACCTTTTAAGTCTTTATCTCTTTCACGCAACATGGTTTTATACTTACGCATGTTCTCAGGGCCAACTACAGTAGAGCCTGCCGCAAAGAAAGGAATCTTAGTGCCTAATACTTGATTATATTTACCGTAAGCTAAACCTAAAGCGTCAGTAGCTATAGGCCCAAAAGGTGCAGTAGCATATCCGGTTATCGTGCCTGAATACTTTGCAGCATCACCGGCCCGTTGTAAGTTGTCAAAAAGTAAACCGTTACCACCCCAACGCTTTATAGCTGAAAGACGAGCCTCTGTAGGCGTGGTGTCTCTTTCACTTTTACCATTACTGCGGTAGTAATTAGTCATGCGAGCTGTTTCAGTCATCAACAAACCAGCCATTGCCAACTTAGGTACGTTACGTCCTGCGTCTTTTGTTACAGCTTTAGCAGCCCCTTTAAGGATTGTGTTTGTAAACGCTGCTGGGTAGCCTAATAGTTGGAAAGCTATTGTAGTTCTAGGGTTAGTGTGTAGTAGCGGCTTTAAACCTGACATTGCAGAGGGCTGTAAGATTACTGAGTTAGTATATCGTGCAGCTCCGTTATTTATTTGACCAGTAAAAGCGTCTTCTTTTTTAGCGCCTCCTTTAAACCAAGCAATACCGTCATCAGGGTCGATGTTAAGTTCCAAGAGTTCGCCTCTTAAAGTCTCAATGCGTGGTGTAGGAGGTTGATTACCATGGATTGCAAGCTTCTCTATATTTTCTTCAATCAAGTTCCTACCGCTTATATACGAAGTTGTCTGTACAAACTTAGTCCACTGATCTAGGAAGTTCATGCGGAAAAACTTATTACTTACTTTCTGCATAGTGTCTGAAGCAAAATCGTCACCACCTAAGCGGTTCCCTGCTTGAGATTGTGCTTGCTCCATTGCGAGGCTATGTTTCTTTAACTCTCTAAAAGCTTCATTAGCTGTCATGCCTTTCTTGGTCATTAGCTCAGAATGTAAATCACCTGTCATCTTTTTAAAGCTTAACTCAGATGCTTCAGCAAAACCTTTAACAGAGTTTAACACTCCAGCTTTACCGATGTTAATAAATACTTCTGTTAAACTACCAATAGTCGCTAAAGGTAGTAGAGCTAAACGTGTACCGAGTGAATAGGTATCTGCTGCTGTCTGCATCTTTGAACCATAACGCTCCATGTTTTCACCAGTAGCAGATCTATAAAGCTCTCGAATTTGTTCCCGCTCTTTCTTATCAAGAGTTTTACCAGCAGATTTCATTTCTTTTACAATGGGATTAATCCACTGACTCATAAATTCTTTTTCATTAGAAGCCATCAATACTTTCTTTTTAGCCAGAGCTTTACCAGCTTGATAGTTATAATCCGCAGTCATGCCAATTAAATCAGTATTTAAAAAATCTGTAAATACAGAATCATCTTCAAATGTAAACTTACGTTTAGCCGCAAAGAACTGACCGCCTGAACCGCCGTCGAGTTGATTTTCAATATCTAACATGCTCTCTGTAATTCGTTTAGCTTCGGCTGCATTTTTAGCTTCACCAGATTTCATGAGTAGTAATTCAAATCTTTCAGGGTCAGATTCAATAGCTTTCCTATTCCACATACGGGGAATATAGTTTTCTATTTTATTAGCTATAACGCCTTCAGAGTATAATTGATCACCTATAGTTTTATATAGACCTTGAATCTGTTTAGCTGCAATACCTATTTCTTTTGGTACGCCTTTAAAGTCTCCACGAATAGCTTGGTTTAGTAGATCGTTAACCTTGTCTGAGACATCACCTTTAATTGTATTTAAAGCTAAAGGCTCTACGATTTTTAAGTATCGTGTATTAAACTCGCCCGTGTATCGTGCTTGAGCTTCGCTTAAATCCATCCCAATACGTGTTTTAGTTTTTCCAAAGCCTTCTGCAAACTCATGACTTAAACGTGTTTGTAAAGTCTTAGCTGTTTTAGAGAACTTAGTATATGGAGTTAAGACTCCAGCACTCTTACCAAATAAATTACCAGTTAAGTCTGTAGTAAACTGCCAGACACTAAAAGCTAATTTATTTTTAATCTGCTCGCCAGTAGCGCCAGAGTTTAATGCTCCAGTTACTACCGCTTTAAATTCTTCTTTAGTGGCATCACCGCCACCTATGTCGTTTACAAAATCGTTAACAACATTATCTACATCCACGTCTTTCATGTTTATCACAGACCCTTCAGGGCCTTCTAGTAAACGATCAGCAGCGTTGACAACCTTACTACCACTAGCCGGTATCCATTCACCGTCGATGCCTTCATCAAACAAAACCATACCTTTACTTTCACTCATTACAGGCGCTTTTTCCAAATCATCAGCAAGTCTTTTAGTCGCATACTTACTAGCTACTTTACCTATACCGTATGAAAGAGCACCACCCATTAATGCACCTGCTCCAGTTGCCGTAGCTGCTTGACCTAAATCAATGCCATCTTTACGCTCGCCAATTTCAACCTCAAGATCTTGAACTGCTAAGTCTTGGATGCCTGAAATAGCGCCTGTATAAGCAGCAGTGCTCTTAATGGGGTTGGATGATGCCTTAGCTAAGACTTTAGCAAGCGCTGTTTTAGCCCCAGCACGTACAGAAGCTTGCGCCGTAGCGCCTCCCACATTACCGAATATTAAAGAAAGAGCAGTGGGTAATGTTTCGAAGTTAGCTAGTACGTCCATGCCGTAGTCTTTAGCAGCGTCAATCGTTTCTTTTGTTCCTGTAACTTCAGTGTCTTCCCACTTAGCTCTGAGATCTCTATAAGCTCGTTTAACATCTTCAGGTGCGTCCGACAAAGCAGCAGCTTTACCCGCTACAGCAGTGATGCGTAAAAAATCATCACGCAAGAACTCAGCAGGGCCTGAATCACTGTCAAGCATTTTAGTTGCAAAGTCTTGATGATCACCTAAGTAAGAGGTTAGAATATCATAATCTCTAACGACTTCAGAATCATTTTCAAAGTTGGTTACAGTCGGGCGCTTGTAAGAGGTTACTCTATTTATTTCTTCCTCAGATAATAAAGGCTCTGTAGGCCCACCCTCAAAGTTATCTAAACTAGAGTGCATCTGTTCCATTCTACTTAATAAGGTATCTGACATTAAACAGCTCCACTTTTATCAGCTAAGAATTTTTCTTTTTCAACTTTTGATTTTAATGAATCGTATACTAATTTATCTGTAGCACTTAAACGGTTAATTGCTTTTTGTTTTTGACTAGCAGATTTAAAAACTTTAACAAGTTTATCAGTCCTTGCTTGCTTTCTACTATCTGAATCTAAAATACTTTGTCCACCCACAGCATTAAAGATCTGTGTTTTTTGGTCAAGGTTTCCAGCCAAAGCAGCTTTCTGTTTAGATGCGTTTGTTCTAAAGTGATACTTCAAAGCTTTATTAATTTCATCTTCAGTATATGTTTTAAGAGCAGCTACAGGTGTAGTTGATGTTGATACAACAGGTTCTGGAACTTCAGGTACTCCAAGAATATTCTCAAGCGCCAGTGCAGCTTCTGGTCTGTCGCCGAGCATTGTTCGAACTCTTGATCTCGCTTGCGTACTTAATTTAGAATCATAGAAAGCGCTATTCTGAGCGTAATCAGTTAAGAAGCCTCTTTTAACATTATCATTAAAAGAAATAGAAGATGTACCACCGTCTTCAATATCTGTTGCAGCCATGTAAGCTACTAAAGGATGATAGCCTTTTGAGTCTGTTAAAAGATTATTTTCTTCTCTTATAGATGTACCCCAACCTGCTTCATCTAACATTCCTTCTGTGTTTATTACGTGCATTACGGCTGCTAGTTCCTGAGATTGTCTTGGACGTAAACCTATTTCAGACAAAGAATCTTGAGTAATCATTATTTTTGCATACTGATTATTGGCAACAGCTTTAACCCTGTCTTCGTCGGTAGCGTCTTGAACAAGAAGTGAATTATATTTACCTAATACATCTCTTTGACCTACAGTTAAAACTTGAGCTACCGCAACTTTATGCTGCTCTACTTGATCAGGATTATTTTTAATAAGTTTAGCGGCTGTCTCAACATAAGTTAAATCAGTAGGAGTTACTTCACTTCCAGTGTTTATAGACATAATTTTAATTGTGCCATCAGCTAATTTAATTTCTCTGAAGCTCTGATCAACTGATTTAGGCTCACCATACTTAGAACCCACTGAGGTTGTTATCTTGACAATTTCGTTGCTTACAATTCCAACACTCATTCCGCCTGCTGCTTTAGTCCATTCTTTTATTTTTTCTTCAGACTTAAATGGCGATAATCCAGCTCGACGCAACTCTCCGTAGGCTGCTACGTTTTCTGAGCTTTTGAACAGCTCATTAGCTTTGACACTGTTGTCTAAAGGATCTCCACCTTGTCTAAACAAACCTTTAAACTTACGCATAATGGCGCTGCCGACATCTGTACCTCGGCTAGTGGTTAAAGCCTTAGTATATGCGTCAGCACCATCTGTGCCTACACGCTCTAGTAACAGTTTATCTTGATCGGCTGACGAGTTGTATAGTTTTTTAAGTTCCTTGCCAGCTTTCATAGTTTCATTATAAAGCAACTGCTCACGTTGAGTAGCATTATATGATGTTGGAACCGCTTTATTAAAAGAAGTTGTTAACTCAGCAGCGGCTTTCTGTCTCCAGAACTCTTCTTCGCCACCTTCGAAAACAAGCGCCTGCTGCCTGTCGTTCATTCGTCCAGTAGCTCCTTGCACAGCCGACTTGAACTTAATGTTCTTTTGAAGCACTGGCTCTTGATTCAAGAAGTTTTCTGTGGCTGATCTAACCATAGAGTTACCAATAGACAGTAAAGCCTTTGCGCCATATCCGTACAAAAGTTGTTTTCTTTCTCGCTTACGTGCTTCCGAGGCTTGACGATCTCTATCGTCTACAGATCTTTGATACATATCGTCACGGCGTTTGCGGCTATCGGCAAGCATTGATGTAGCAAATTGTGTAATATCTTTTCGTTTACTCAAGTCAGTCATTATTTTATACCTTTAAACTTGTGGGGGGGCCATTAAACTTTCTTGTTCAGGAGCTGGTGCAGCTTCAGGAGCTGGTTCAGCTTCAGGAGCTGGTGCAGCTTCAGTAACTGGTGCAGCTAAAATACTTTCTGTGTCTGGTAAGCCTTCTAGTTCTTCTAACATTGTAGGTGTAACAATATTTGTAGGGACACTACCAGACTTTGAAGACTGCATCATGTTTCTAATTTTTTCTTCTTCAAAACTTACACCAAGGATTTCTTCAGTTTCATCTACGTCATCTAACTGTCCTTGATATACAACCATTTCAATATCTGCTCTTTCTGCTAAAGCAATCAGCATGTAAGCAGTAGGTTCAATAAGCATTAACATTAGATCTGGGTTCCACATCCCTTTCTGAAAGCCATCAGTAAGCAATGCTTGGGTAATGCTCATGATAGGGACACCTTTGTCTATAGTTTGCATCATCGAAACATAAGCTTTTGGTTGGATTAGTTTTACCCACACAAACTCAGACGCTTCGTGTACATCTACAAACTTTGGAGGTAGGCTGGAAGGCATAGGGTTTTTTGGATCACTGGTTAATGACGATCCGGGAATTGCTCTTTTCCTAGAGCCAGCTTGTTTTTCTATTTGTTTTTGAAGATCAGACATTTCAATACCTACCTATACTTTTTGAGGGTTATATAATTGTGACATTCGCTGACCGTACATGTTTGACTGAGTTGCACTATATCCCCAGTTGCCTCGGTTGGGCTGCCATGATGAAGTAAAACGGGATGGATCTATAGGTTGAGAATACGATTGAATAGTCCCTGTTCGTGCTATGTTACTGCCGTCAAACCCTACGTATTGATTTCCTTGAGCAGCGTCGTAGTTAACAGGCTCAAACTCTTCTTCACCAAAGATTGCTTTATTTAACTCAGCTTTTACATACTCTGTCGCTATGGTTGTAGGGGCCTCAGTAACTATTTTTACAGCTTCATCTTTACCCGCTTTTGCGCCTTTAACAAGAGCGTTTTTAGTACCCTCGTAGCCTCTTTGAAGTAAGCTAGGATTAACTGCGTCCTCTAACCCTACAGCCTGACCTAATGTTTCTTCACCTAAACCTAACGTGCGATCTAAATTCGCAGGCTCAGCAATTGCTCGATCAACGTTAGCTGAAAGACTTGCAGATTTAGAGTAATCGTCAAACTTAAAAGGCTCAAAGTTTACAACTGGATCAGCGTCAGCTACAGAATCAAATGCAGAAGTTAACGCATCAATATCTGCTTGACTTTTAGTTAAGTTAGAAAATCTTGATTTGTCTCCAAAGCTTTCACTGAAAGCAGAGTTGTCACCGAAGAAATTAGCCGATGCACCCTTAACGTCAAAGCCCATTTTCTTAGCGGCTGTTTTAGAAAAAGCAGAAACAGTTTCAACAACACCTTTAGTTATGTTTGAAAAAGTGTTAGCGCCTGTTGTGACTACCTTTGCTGTGAAATCCATTAAAGCTTGAACGCCTGTAGTTATAGCACTGTCCTGCCCAAATATAGCTCCTGTCGTGGCTACAAGCCCATCAGCAAATGCAGCTCCGACTCCCGGCAGCGCAGTCATCAATCCCATAGCTCCTGTTGTGGCTACCTCACCCATAAATTTCCCTGCATTTACACTTTGAGTAACTATTTTTTTACCTATGTCAACACCGACTTTAGCCACCGCAGTAGCGCCTGCGTAAACAGCTTTACCGCCTGACTTTACTACTCCCCAAACATCTCCTAAAAAATCTAAATCTATCATATCATTCCCCGTTATTAATTATTGTTTGACTCTTCGTCATCACCTAAACCAACAGCATCTAACGTTTGTACAAGGCTCATTGCTGGTGTCACACCGATAGCCGCATAAGATGTATCAGCTGCCATGGTTGCAGTAGCAATTTGAATTATTCTATTTTGATTATTTTCATAGTTATTGTTTGCAAACATAATTTCATCTTGAAGTTCCCGCCACACCTGAGCTTGTTTTTGTTGAGACATTGCAAAGGCATTTGCTACGTTCTGACGATTAGCATCATTGATAGCTGCTGTATCCGCAGTGTTTGCATTTCTACGCCAAGTTAAATCTCCTTGCTGTATAGTTTGTGCATTAGAAGCGTTCCACTGCTCACGTTGGTTAGCCATGTTTAAATTAAATTGCTCTGTGTCAGACGCTAGTGTAGCATTAGCAATAGAAGCTTGTAATTGATTGCCTGCATTCTCAGCGTTGATTTTGTTTTCTTGTTCTACATTAAACTTAGCCATTGATGAAATAGCAGTAGCGTTATATTGATCTATCTGAGCACCTAACGTAGCCATAAACTGATCTGTTTGCGCTACGCTCTCAGCATTAAACTGATTTGTAGCATTTGCTGCTGCCGTATCAGCTAATAGAATTTGTTGCTCCTGCTGAGAACCTAGAATTTCTACTTGCTGTTCATTAGACATATTAGATAAGTCCATCTGTAGAAAGTTTGAAGCGTTCTGCACAGAGACCTTAGTGCGGTTATCTGCGTTTGATAAATCCATAGAGGCTTGGTTAGTCGCATTTTGTAAGATAGCTGTGTTCTTAGCATCAAACTCATTCATAGTCATTGTTTGTGCAAACTTACTATTAACCAATTCAACCTGAGATGCTGCATCAAACTTAGCTAAATCAATGTTTGCATTAGTTTGGGCGTTAACAACAGCTCGTTGTTGATCTGCGTTTAACTGGGCAACACCCATATTGCTTGCAATGTCGGCTTGAGTTAAGTTGGTTTTTAACGTAGCTTCTAAGTTTGCTAATTCAGTTTGTTGTGTAGCTGTTAAGTTGTCTGAGCTTGCTTGGTTCTGAGCTTTTAAGTTTGCAAGCTTCATCTGAGACTCAGTGCTCATGTTAGCAATGTCCATAGAGTTTTTCAACTCAGCGTTCTTAGACAAGAATTCTGCCGCAACGTTCATTTCTGCAAGCTTTCTTTGGTTGTCTGCTGTCATGTTATCTCGATCAGACGCAGCTTCAAACTCTAAATTAGCAAGAGTCATTTGCTGTTCGTTACCCAGATTTAATGCCATTGTTTCTTGACGGTTTCTGTTGTTCTGTTCAGCAGTACGTTGACGATTCTCTAAGTTTTGTACTCGTACTTGTTGCTCTTGTGCCGCAGTAGAGATCACAGCTTCTTGGGTGAAAGAGCTTTGAAGCTTCTTCATCTCATTAGCCATTTGAGCTGTCTGACTTACAGCAGTTTGTTGGTTAGCTAAGTTAGCTAAACGTCGATTCATATCTAACGTAGCTGTTGTGATATTAGCTTGCTGCTCGTTATCTAAATTCTGAGCTGCTCGTTTCTGTAAAGCGTTAGCATTGTTTTCAGCAATAGGTAAAGCACTTTGAATAATTGCATTGAATAAAGAATCACGACCGATGGTAGAAGATGATAAACCTCTTTTAGCTAACATTGCATTGGTTGCATCTACGGCAGGTCTTGCCCACGCTGGAACTTTATTTTCTTCTAACGAACCTAACAAGTTCTCCATCTGCGAAGACATTAAAGCTTCTTTAGGTAACGCTGCAATAGCTGCTCTTACTTCAACAGGTTGGTTATCTAACTGGGCTTCTACTTTTTCAGGGTCTTCTACAATAGCTGCTGTGATTGCTGGTGGTAGATCACCTACTTCTGCAAGCATCTCAGAGGCTGCACCTACAGCGGCTTCGCCTTTAACTGGACGAGTTTTAGTAATGTCGTAACCTAGTACTGCTGTAATCTGTGCGGCTTCCATAGGTGTAAAAGTATCGTCAGTAATTGCATCACGTTGGGCCGCTTCTGCCGCAGGTGTTGCCGCTACTATGATCTTCTCACCCGTCACAGGGTCTACTGTGGACTTCGTAGAGACATCAAAGCCTACGTTCTGTGCTAATGCTGCCTGCTCTGCTGCTGTGTTACGGTCAGCTACTGTAGCCTCTGTAGACATCGTTGCGTCAGTTGAAACGGCAGTAGAGCCTTCGGAGATTTCGCCTGTAACAGCTTTAGCATCTCCGTAGGTAGACATAAACTCTCGTTGTTTGCCCTGAAAGGTTTGAGCCTGTGCGATAAAGTCTGAATCAAAAGCTTTTAAATCTGCTTGAGCTTTAGCCAGCGCACCTTCATCACCTGATGCGCCTGCTGTTTGATAAGCTTGTGCTAACGCAGCTCGCTCAGGGTTAGCCATATGTGCATCACTTGCTTCTTTGAACGCAACAGCTTCAGGTGTTAGGTTAAAAGCCTCGGAAGCTTTTTGCTGCTTTACTTGATCCGCTGAAACTGTGTTTACTGTCTGAGCTACTACAGGTGCGGCTTGAGTAGTTGTAGCGGCTTGAGCAGCGTCAACAGCTTCTAAATTAGTTGCTCCGACCGTAGGCGCTGTAGCTTGAGTCATAGTACCTAACTCTTTAATATCGTCTTCAGCGGTAACTAAAGTCTTATCTGTTTTAGCAACAGTATCTAAAGCGTCTATAGGGGCTGCTGTATCTGCTAAATCAGTTACATCGTCAGTTATTTCATTAAGTGCCATGCCGTCATCTCCGTTTGTCCCGCCAAGATTTAAACCTTCTAAAACTTGTCCGAGATCAGAATTATCATATGTTGTTGAATCTGTGTTTGAATCTTCTTCTTCATCTTCTGTTACTTCAAGGTCTTCAGGCTCTGGGTCTGGAACCGTGATCGGGTTTGTATCTGCGGTAACTGTACCCCCAGTAACAATTGGATTATCTGATGAAGCTGTACCTGCTCCGTTGCTTACAGTCCCTGCCCAAGCAGTGCCACCACCAAGTTGAATGTTGCCCGCAGAGTCGTAGCCTATGTTTGTATTAGTTGTCCAGCCTGACGTGTCTAACATTGTGGTACTTGGTGCGCTTATTGAGTTCCATATATCTGCCGGAATGTCTTTTACACCGTCTCTAAAATCTAGTATTGCTTGAAGTGGAGCACCTACAATTGGAAGTCCTGTAGCAATATCAAGTATAGCGCCTGTTGCTTCATCTATTACAGCGCCTTTAAAAGCTTCTTTGCCCATGAGTTTTGCCAGCATGGTTTTTGAAAAGCCGTAATAATCACCAATAGCTGCACCTACTGCTGCACCTACTACAGTTTTAACAAATACTCCTTTAGCTGCATCCCACACCTTGCCCTGCCAAGATAAGCCCTCGTCACCAGCATTAACAATCTCATCTCCTGCTGATAGGTCTCCTCCTAAATCTGGCCCGTCCTGACCGTCTAAACCTAAATCTGCATCCATGTTAGAAAGATTAAGAGTTCCGTCATCGTTATACACGTCTGTTGAATCTACAGGAGCCTTCCATGATTCGCCGTCTATAGTATTAAAATACCCGCTTTCTTCCAACTCTTGTAACTTATCTTTATCGCCCCCAGTAAGACGCATTAAATCATCTTTACTATACGTAGCGCCGCCACGAGAAGTATATACCTTATCAAAAGGGTTCGTATCCACCGGAGCAGCTTCAGGATTAAATGTACTGCCATCCTCATTAACAAACTTAGTTTTGGGTTCAGCTATATCTACATCTAAATCTGTGCCGGTAAGATCTGTACCGCCTGTAGTTGTTTCTTTTTCTTCTTCGACAATTGGCTTTATAGGAGGGGCAGCTTGTTCATCACCGCCATCACCACCGCCACCGCCTCCCTCTCCATCGTTTTCAAGGGTTCCGTCATTTGTAGCGTCAGCTTCACCACCTTCATACTCACCTTCAGCAAAGCCCATTTCAACCAGTTCGTCATGTAGCTCTTTAGGTGTTTTTTCTGGCTTCGGTTCTGGAGCTGGCGCTCTATTTCTAGCGCCCATACCACTGCCGTCACCAGCACTGCCTGAGCCTGAGCTAGATGAAGTACCGCCGCCCGGAGTTCCATAAGTAGTCCCTAACGGATTGTACCCACCAGTGCCTGTACCCATACCAGTATAGTATCCACCATCTCCATAATCAACATTATTGTTGTCCGCAGGTCTGTTAATAGTTGTCACGCTTTCAGCGCCTATACCAATTGTAGTAGTAGGGAGGCTAGAATACTCACCCTCACCAACTCCTCCAAATTGTCCACCCCTATTTTCACCATAGTTTATAGGTGCAGAACTAGCTGGAGCGCCGCCATAACCACCATAATAAAATTTCTGGCGTTTAGCTTTAAGGCTTTTTAAATACTTTTTAGTATTCCGTTGACTTCTTTTCTTACTCATTTATATACCTGTAATGTAGGAAGTGTCGTATTTTTGTGTAACTGTCCAGCTACTTTCATTTCTTTCATCTTAGTAAGATATGGTTTAAGCCATTCAAAGTTAGTCATATTATTTGTTACTTGACAAAGCGTCCCATTTTGTGTATAATCATATATATAGCTTATGGGGTTTTCATTATAAGTATACATGTTTAAATTATTTATAAGGGCTTCGTGTTTTAACCTTAACATTTGTAAGGTATCTTCACCTATTACAAGTTCTTCATCAAATCTAAACTCAGCTGCCTTTTTACTATACCATGTTACTCTACAATGTATTTCATTCCCTTCACTATAATCCCTTTGCATCATGAAATACTTCTGTCTCCAAAGCGCAAAACGTAAAGCGGTCTGGTGGTCATGTCCAGCATACTTCTTTAGACTTTCATAGTTAAAATCTTTTATAAGATTTTTGTAGTTCACAGTGAAAGGTTTAGTTCTCTTACCTTTACTCATACCTACTTGATTCTTTAAACATACTGCATCTGGTGGCGCAGGTAAGTTTGCAATGTCTTTATAAACTTTAACGCCTTGAGCAGTTAAGTAATCATCCCCATCTACTAACACACAATAATCATTATCAGAGGCTAGGAAAAGATCAAGGACTGAGTTCTTACCTTTAGCCGGTGTGCCGTTGCTTTCAGTGATGTAGTATTCAATCTCTTCTTTCTCGCAGTGAGCTTTAACTTTTTCTTCGTATGCTTTAGATAAAGAATTAATTACTATTACTGTATTTTCTTTCGGTATGTTGCTATACTCAGGGCTATTATGTCTTAGTAGAGCTTTGAAGTCCCTTGATGTTAATACATAAAATTTTAACTTCATTCTTTGTTTAACAACTTTTGAATAGTTTCAGATTCATAGATCCGAATCCCTAACCACACTATTGTAAACAACGATGCTGTAGGCGGCAACCAAGCCGCTAAAGCCATGATGCCTGTAGAAGCTGCTGCTACGTCTACAACTTCTTTTACTGTTTCTGGACTAGGGACTCCTGACATAACTACCTCCTACTTAATCTAAAGCTGCTGTGGCTGCTTCGATAGCAGTGTCAACGTTTGTAAAATCTTCTGTTGTCCAGAAGGGCCTACGCTTCATGTAAGTAAGATGATCTAAATTAGCCTGTAAGATAGATTGAAGAGAATCCTCAGAGCTTCCTGCATCCAGCTCAACAATTGTTTCGTTAATTGCAGTTACGGAATCCCCTAAAGCATTATACGTTTTTAAAATCTCTTCAAGTGTTAATTCTTCTGACATGTTATGCCTCCAATGCGCTAATGCGCTCTTCTAGTTGTTCGATTTTTTCTATAGCTTCTTGGAGTGCAGCAGTTAAAAGAGGCACAAGTCGTGAAGTATCTAATCCTTGAGCATCTATATCACCATTTTCATCTACAGCATCTTTATCGCCACTCACAGCTTGAGGCACAACTTCTTGAATTTCATGAGCTATGAAGCCTTCTTCGTTTTTAGTAGGCTCTGTAATAAAGTTAAATGTGCAAGGCTTTAAAGCTTTTAATCTGTTAATAGATTCTGTTAACGGAGATACATTTTCTTTTAAGCGATAGTCTGAGCTAGTGTTATAAGCCACTCCAGTAGTAGTAGTTATTATGTTTCCAATCTCGGCGTTATTATGGTGAAAACGAGCAAAATAAATACTGCCTGTTTGTGTTGATGGCCTAGACCATTGTAGATATGTAGTTCCGGCAATGCCACTAAAACGTAAACCCCCAGTTGTGGTAGTCCATTCTATATCTGTCGCTCCCCCCGGAATTGTTACAGCTGATCCAGAGCCATAAAGTATAGGTCTTGCATCCGCTGCACCAGTAGACAATACAACTTTATTTCCGTTAGTTCTAAGGTCTAAACCGTGACCAAACCCCGAAAAACCACCTATAATTACATTGTTATCCGCTGTTGTAATATCTTCGCCAGCTTTATAACCTATAAGAATATTATTATCCCCTTCAGAAACTAATGTCCCACTAGAGCCACCTACAGCAATATTTTGTCCGCCCGTGGTTAAAGCTTGTAAAGATTCATACCCCACAGCAACTGTATAAGCCCCAGTAGCCTCAGTAATTGCAGAGCCCATGCCTGCCTTTCTACCTATTAATGTAGCGCCATTAGCAGAACTCCACTGTCCAGCAGATTTACCTACACAAACTCTATAGCTTGCTGTATATTGACTAGCAGCAAAAGCACCTAAAGCAACGTTCTCTGTCCCTGTTGTATTAGTAAATAAAGCGTTATGCCCCAAAGAACTATTGCTTGTACCAGTTGTAATATTCTTGCCAGCATTAGTACCAATAATTGTATTAAGACTACCTGTTGTTATAGCAAACGCTGAGTAAAACCCCAAAGAAGTGTTATTTGTAGCTGTTGTTGTACTGCCTTGAGAAAAATAACCTATAGCAATACAGTTATCACCGCCTGTAAAATTAACAGTTTCCCCTGTTGGTGCTGCCCCTCTTCCAGCATCCCTGCCTATTGAAATCCCATAAGATTGATCGTCTGCGTTGTAGCCAGCGTTCAGACCTATAAAAATATTACTTGTACCGGCTGTGAGTCGTCTTGCAGAGTTCTCACCTATAGCTACATTGAAATTACCCGCAGTTAAAGAATAAAGAGCATTGCTACCTATAGCTGTGTTACTGCTTGCTGATACTCCGGTATAGAGAGATGATTTACCTATAGCTATATTATCAGAGCTAGTAGCTGATGAGTACCCTGCCAATTTTCCTAGAGCTACGTTGTTTGATCCAGTTGTTAGAGATGCTAAAGCTGAACTACCTATAGCCGAATTATCATCTCCAGTAGTTAAAGATCCCAGAGCGGTAGAGCCTACACCTACGTTATGGCTAGTAACTCCTGTCAAAGCTGTTCGTGTAGCCGCACCTACAAAAGTGTTTTCAGTACCAGTAGGGTATGAACTATTTAAAGTTAAATCACCTGTTACGTTCAAAGCGCTTAACGTGCCTACAGAAGTGATTTGAGTTTGCTCCTCATTGACACTAAACTCATCACCTTCACTCAACGTTAGACCAGTTCCAGCCGTATAAGTTGTATCAGTATTAGCAAAAGTTAAGTCATTATTAAATGCACTAAGGTCGATTTCGCTGATAGCCTTTCGGGATTCAGTGTTAGCATCATTTAAAATAATTTCAGTTGTGCCCGCTACATTTGCAGTCATGTCTGCAAGCTCAGTGAAGTCTAAATCTAAAGAGTCTGCACTGGCTGTAATACCTATACCACCTACTGCGGTTACTGTTGCGGCACCTGAAGTGCTTCCTCCTGTTAAACCGTCTCCAGCTATAACGCTTGTGATGCCACCTACGTTATTATCGACATAAGCCTTAACAGACTCAGCAGTAGGAACATTAGTATCTGTTGCAGTGCCAAATGTATCGTCGTCAATAAAGTCAGTTACAATTACAGAACCAGTGCCATTAAAACCTTCGGCTACTACTTTGCCTGTTACGTCTAAGACATACTTAGCACTACCGGCTATGCTCGAATTTGGTTTTATTTGTACTGCATTTACATAATCTGCAACTCCATCTTCGTAATGATCGAATCTAAATCTAAAGGAGTCTGCGTCATCATCTCGAAGTTTAAAGTCTAAATGTGTAGCTGTTTCGGTTACAGTTGTTGCGATAGAACAAGAATCAGAATCAGAAGATGGCAATGTTATCTGTCCTCCTACTGTTATGCCATCTTTGGTTGCTTCCAAAGCATTGACATAACCAGCACCGTTTCTAGCTTGAATAACTACCTTGCCTTGCTCAGCGCCCTCGCTTACATCTACTTGTTGTGCATAAATATCTGCATATAACTCTAAGGTTGGGGTTGAAGCATTGTTATAACCCCTAAAATGAATCATACCGAGGTTTTGTTCGTCAACGGCGGTTTCTAAATTAGTCAGATAGAAGTCTGGCATTGCGTGACCAGATGAACCAGTACTTTGTATTTGTAAGCTAGTGTCGCATTCGATTGTACCTGTTACGTCTATGCCTGTTTCTGTAGTTTCTAGTTTAGTACCTGTGTCTGTGCTTCCAGCCCAGCTCAATGACGTTGTGCCGCCAGTGTTAAACTGAGCCATTGTTCTAGCGTTGACGCTATCGACCATTGTAATAGAATCGCCATTACTTTGAATGCTTAGTATGCCTGTGCCTACATCTTGAATATAACTATTAGTGCCATTGTGGAATATCTGTAAGTCGTCAGAATTACCAAAACCTGCGTACTCACCGTCATCCATTCTTAAGCCGTCACAGTCAACCGTACCTGTTACGTCTATGCCTGTTTTTGTTGCTACCAGTACGTCTACTTGCCCTACGCCAGCATCATGACTCCGAAGAACTATACTGTCGTCTGCATCATCTTTACATTGAATTACTAATGCTGTTGTCGTACCCGTTAACTCTGTAAATATCTGAGCGTTATCAGTAACGTCAGTAGTAAATTTTATAGCGTCAGCTTCAACCGTACCTGTTACGTTTATGCCATCTGTACTTGCTGTTAAAGCATCTACTAGAGTGCCAGTACCACCACTACCAAGTCTTAATTTAATATAATCCGCTTCATTATCAGCTTGCTGAATAATTAAACTAGAATCGTTACTGTCTACGGAATTTGCTTCAGTAAAAATTGTAGATCCGTCACTTAGATCGTTTGAAGAATCGTTTAAAACAATCATCTTACAAGCTATAGTGCCTGTAGTTGTTGTAGTCTCACCACCAGTTAGATCAATGTAGTCAGTAGTAACACCTCCTGTTACGTCTACGCCTGTCTCTGTGGTTTCTAGCTTAGTATTTGCACCGCCGTGTTGTAAGGCTACTTTTGCACCCGATCTTAAAAATAAGTCATCGACTAAGGAGTTGATTATTGAAAGGTCTGATACTTCAGAATGAGATATTCTTAAATCGTAATCATCAGAGTTAGGAGTTTTTAAATCTAAGTGTGCGAGGTTTTCTGCACCAATTTCAATTGATGCTTCTTGGTCGGCTACTTCTCCGTCAAAGGTACTTGCTACTTGGAATACAGCTCTTCCTGTTGTGCTTGTTACTGACGCAACAGCGTTTCCGCTAGAAGTCTGAACAGCCAAACTATCAGCAGCAACCGTACCTGTTACCGTAGCACTATCGACATACAAGTCTTTAAAGCGCTTAGCAGTTGTACCAATATCTACATCGCTATCTAAACTCGGTTCAATAACACCATCTTTAAACGAAAGCTGAAGTGCTGCCGCACCGCTTACATTTGTATAGAAGTTTAATTGGTCAGTAGCTTCAGTAGTTGTGATCTTAGTAAAGGTATCAGCAGAACTAATCAGAGGAACATAAGCACCTGAGTCTACGTCACCGTTATGAGTGTGACCTGTGCTCTCATCAAAAGCTACTGAAACATTATTAAACTCAGTAGTAAAGTCCTCTGCGTCAATAGTCTCACCATTTGTAAAAGTCTTTGTTTTAGTATAACCTGTCATTCTTTTATCTCCTGCCTGCTGGCACGTAATCTATGAAAAGACCATTAATACGGTAAGAACCTTTTTGGTCGTCACTTATAATTGAAAAGTTTGCTGTGTGTCCACTGCCCTGAACAGCCTGTCTAACCATCGGATCACCGATACCGCCATAAGCGCTTTCCCCATACCTTGAAAGTCCATATACAGAAGGTACAGGAATCGTAGTCATTACATAAGGGGTTGGTTGCGGAGCCTCTACGCTGTTATAATCGTATCTAACATGTAGTGTTGGGATTACAGTAGACTCAGGGCTGATTGAGACTTTTACATAGTGTAGTGTTTTTCTGCTACCCACGTCTCCGAAATCATAGAACGGGGTGACGTACCTAGAGTTTATATTGAAAGCAACCCCTTCGTTATAAAAACTTTTACCTTGATCATGTAAATATACATAACCGTTTTTATCACCATGATAATATTTTTCTACACCATCTGTATCAAAACTTGAATCCAAAGCATGAGCTTGAATACCTACTGTTTCTGACCACTCAAAACCGTTATTAGTTAGTGTGCCTATGATGCCTTTAGAGCCTGATACAAGCTCGTCAGCTTCTGAGTAGAAAAGTCTATATTGATTTTTACTTCGAATGACAGCGCTTGAAACAATAAGATTATTAATATTTTTTGCAAGCTTTGCAAATGTGGGCTGGACTTGACGACTGATTGAGCTTAACTCTACGTCACCAATACGGGCTGTACCTGCAACTGTGCGTATGCCATCAGAACTCAGAAATACTAAATCGCCGCCTATCTCTTGTATACTACCGGCTGCAATGCACCCTACGTTTGTAGTAATAGGTACTATAGCTTCCCCGTCATTTACGCCAGCTCCCATGTTAACAAACTTATGGATGCTGTTAGCACAAAATATAATAACGTCATTACGGAAACTTTTTAAACCTACAATAGTATCTCCAAGAACTAAGTGTGCTCCTGTCGAAAAGTTAGTGACGCTACCTACAGAACTATAATATAAAGAAGTTCCTGCTCCTACCACGAGGCGTGTTTCGTGTCGAGTACCTACAGACGGTGTGGTGGCTGAGTCTACTACGAATTCATGGCCGTTATAAGTTCGAGTATCTAAATCGCCAGTGCCTTTAATTGTAAGAGTAAACGGCAGGTTATCACCGTCTAAAATAACTACAGTTCCATTGTCTCCTATACCTTCTTCATACACAAAGCTTGTCTGGCCTTGACCTGTTCTATCTACAAGAGTTTTACCACCACCAGTTACGAAATACTCAGCATACGTGTGATCTGTATTAGTTTGTCCGGCTCTAGCTACATTGACCCAAGTTATACCGTCTATTGTAAACATAATAGCGCTGCCGGAACAAACAAGTAGTCCTCCCGCATAAGCCATGATACCTTTAATATCCGCAGTTCCATTTGGCTTAGCTGTACCGTAAGGAGTGTAACCATTAATTCTACGGTATCCGGAGTCTGAATCGACCTCAAAGTTTTGAAGCTCTATAGCTGTTCCGGGCGCACCCAAAGCAGCGAGCTGATTAGTATTAGTATCTAATCCGCCTTTACATACAAAACCAAAAGGTTGTGAAGCAGCCATTAAATAAATCTCACTCTGTCATCTTTGAAGTACGAAGGCGTAGGCTCAATAAGATTTGAACGCATAGACTTCATTCCTTTTTTATAGTCATCAAGTGCAAATGCAGCCGACTGTGGATTGTCTTTAAACTGCCAGATGTAGTAACGTGCTTTAGCAAGTAAGACAGAGGTGTACATTTCGGGGAATACGATTACGTCAGTAGACGCTGAAAGCTTTGTAGGTAGTACCCACGCAGTAAACCATATTTTATATACTTTATCGGGGAGGGGGCTTAGACCGAACTTGCGTCCATCAGGGCTTCTGATCACACGAGCAGGTTCGCCGTAAGTTTGTGCATCCGCATCATCTAAGTTTTCGCTGATACGATAATAATCTTTCCACTCTTCTGTGGTTGTGTAGCGTAAGTTATTCGCTGAGTAAGGTGCAGTCTCTCCTGCTACTCCTACTGTTGTCATATAGAATGTATCCCAATCTATAGAACTATAATCTTGTGTGTGTGAGCCGTTTGTTTTTAGCTCATAGAATCTTTGACCTGCAACAGTATCTACAGATATATTTCCTAACATCGGGTCGTTAACACCACCTGATTCAGTAACAGTTAGAAAAGGCCATTGAGGTTCTTCATTGATAATATCGAAGTACGCACGATTAACGCAGTCTTTAACGTATGCTTGGATGCCAAGGGCTTGTCCAAAGTCACCCGTTGTTAACGGTACTTCATTTAACTCACGAAGAAGTTCATTAGTCAAATCTAAATATGATGTTGCCATTTACTTTTCCTCGGTAGTTTTTTTATCTTTCTTTTTAAAGATTGCATCCCAGTTGTCGTCAAAGTTCTTTTTAGACTCTCCAGTATATACTGAACTATTTACTTTAACTACTTTTCTTATATTCATCACTGCTGGTTTAGTTGGTGAACCTATTACATTAGACATTTCAATACCTCTAAAAAGATTGAGGGGCTTTTACACCCCTCGCTCTTAGTCTACATATTAATCTAAAGAAGATACATATGCTTTTGCTAGTGCTTCAGGGCGTAAAACTTTCGCACCGAATACATGCAAGCCACGACAGATGTCGCCGAAGCTAGTCTGACTACGCAAGACTTCAGTGTTCACGATAGTCTGTGCAGTAGATACCGCAGACATGTGACCAGCCAAGATTTCTTGCACTGCGCCGCCTTGAGTAGCAGCCGGAGTGTTATTCGACTTATACATTTCAAAGCCTCGTAACTTACCAGAGCTTACTAGACCGTTGCGGATTGAGCCTTGGCCGCCGTTAAAGTCAACAGACATTAACTTAGAGCTAGACTGGCTTAATTGCTCGTAGAACCAAGGTGGAGCTACGAAGTAACGACCTTCTTCTGGAACATTTTGCTCATCAAGAATACGAGCTAAACGAGCCATGATGTCAAGAGGATCTACAGCACCGCCAGTAACACCAGAGATGTCGATTGGTTTATCAGCAGCATCAGCACCGTCAATAGTGTCTACGTCAGTTGTATCGTCACCGCCAACAATGCCACCAGTACCTACACCAGCAAACATTTTTGCTAGTACTGCTGTGTCATACGCATCTTTCAAAGCGTAAGCAGCAGATGAAGCAGCTACTTCTTTGAAGTTTACGTGAGACATTTTGCTTTCAATATCATCAACGACGAATTTGAATGCTTTTGCTGTATCAACAACTAACGAAGTTTCTTTGTCAGTTAAAGGTGTTGCATCAGTGTCCGCACCACGAGTGTAATCATGCACAGTGATTTCTGGTTCTTTGATGATCTGTACAGAGTCACCGAAAGATGAGATTTCACCAGCGTAATCAGTGTTAGTGATTGCTTCTACTACTGAAGCTTTACGGAAAAAGTTTTGTACTTTTTTCGAATAGACTTCTGGTAAGAAAAGACCGTTAGTTTGGCCTGCGATTTGTGTGTCAAAGTTACCGGGTGCTGGATTACCTGCGCCTTGGAATTTAGCCATGAGATGTTACTCCTAAAAAAAGAAAAGTTTAGAATTAACGCACTCGTCCTTCCATGATAGCTTGATCAATTTCTTGTTCGTGCTTATCATACTGGTCGAGACTAAGCGAATTAATTTCCCGTTGTGTCCAGATCTTAGCTTCATCAGTGCCTACATTAGTTGTTTTAGTAGATACCATGTCCGCTGCTGATCCAGTGGTTTGTGACGCTTTAGCCCTACGTTTACCTTTAGTAGAAATTCCAGATTCCATTTTATAAAGATCAATAGCTTTAACTGCAAGTTGTACATTGTCTGGGTTATCGTAGATCCAACCTTGAATTGCTTCAGGTTGTTCTTTAGCCCAGCTATGAAAATTGTCATCACCTCGAATATCTTCGAAGTCAGGATGACGATCCCGTAAAGTTTCTTCAGCTTCTCTTCGTGCTATCGTGTTTTCACGATCTTGGATCATGTCCATTTTAGCTTGAAGTGCTTTAGTTTGTGTCTCAGTTTTCATGTGAGCCACAGTCTCTACTGTATCATATAGGTCAGGGTATTGGTTTTTAAATGCTTCTAAATCTTCTGCGCTTTTTAACTGGACGTTTGGAGCAGTGCTCTCAGCCGCAGCTTGCAGTTCTAATTCTCGCTGTTTAAAACCAGAAACCTTCTCATCATAATGTTTCTTTAAGTCATCGTATCGTTTCTTATAGTTGGTTCTTTGCTTCTTCTCAGTAGCTTCTTCAGGGGCCTCTTCGGGGGTAGCCTGTTTACTATCTGGTCGTTCAAAGAATACTCCGTCTGCTGATCCTGAACTTCCTTCATCTGGCGTATGCCAAGACTTTTTAGAGTTGTAAGGGTTTGCAGTTTCTTCTACTACTTGTTCGTTAGACATATTGTCACACTCCTATTGGGGCTTTTCGTCTTTCAAGGTGGCTGTTTAGTTAGCTAAACGTAACAGGGTCTCGAATTAAAAGGTGGCCTCTAGGTTAAAAGTTAGTAAGGGGCTAAGGGTCTAGGTAGCCTTACTGATTATAAAAGACTTGGCATTTGATTAGCAGACATCATTTGTTTTTTAATGTCTCTATTCGTGTCGTCAACTTCAGTTACTCCGTATGTTTTTTCATTTTGGAGTGGGTCTTCAGTTAAACCGCCAAATGCTTTAGGTACTCGACCGCCTTCATCAAAAGCTTGCTCTGCCTCATCCATCATAAGTTGGAGGTTTTCAGCGCCAATTGAATCAACAGCCTTTTTGGTGAAAACAAATTCACCGTCCGATAACCTAGCTGGTATCGAATCTGATACTCCAGTACCAATTCCTTCTACGGAACCTTCACCAGAGAATTCTGCTGCAACGTCTAAGACTTTATCAAAGACCATTGCTAATTCTACATTGCTTTCTAAAGCTTCTGAAAGCATGTCTTGTTCGTCTTCTGTAAGAGCTTCGCCTAATACGAAGTCTTGGAAAGTGTCTACCATTTCATCATCAGGTAGTTGTGAAGCTTCTGCTGCTTCTACTTCATCTTCAGGGATGTTAGAGTATGTATCTTCTAATTCCATTTCAGGCGTAGTGAGCATTGAGCCTTCATTATATTTAACTTTCATTTTATCATACATATTATTATGTCCTGTTCTTAGCTTCAGAAACTTGATCTTGAAGTGTCTCTAGGTTAACCAGAGAATTCACTCTCCCCTGCCTGCGGTACATTTCCTGTTCCGATGTTGCCGCCACCAGTGCCTGTAGCTCCAAGGTCTTGAGGTTGTTCAGGTGCTCCAGCAGGGCCTGCCATAGCTCCCTGTTGCTCGTTAGGGGCGAGAGCTTCGCCGCCAGTTGCTTGTCCAGCATTCTGTGCTCCTATAATTTGTGCCATAATTGCGGCTTCTTCAGGATCGTTTAAGATCTCATCAGGGTCTAAGTCTAAGCTGTATGCAAGCTCGCTGACGATCTTAGAGATCTTAACGAAAGGTGCAATAGCGGGATTCTGTGCAGTTTGTAAGAACATTGTTAGTCGTTGACTACGTACTTCTTTCTGCATTAAGCTATTTGTACCCATAGCTTTAATTTCTAAATCGCCTTCTACATCTAGTTGGCCTTCGAAGAACTGCATGTTCCACTGGTAATAAGCCTCACCAAGAGGTTTAAGCAAGAAGTCATCTAAGTTCTTAACTACTGTTTTAATATTCAATGACGCTGCACCTAGAAGCATAGACATGCCTGATGCAGTACGTGTCATAGACTGTACGCCTGTCTGACCGTGTGAGTAACTAGGAATACCTGTTTGCTCATCTGCTAACTGACGGAACTTGTCAAACATCATCATGTTTTCTTGTGATGTGTTAGGAAACTTCATGCCATAGATACTCTGACCGGCCTGTCCTGCCTGACGGCGGAACACTTTTCCGGGATAGATCTCCATGTTCTGACCGCCAACAAGAGCTGATTCATCTACGTCAAAGACTAGAGAGCCGCTTAGTGCTAAGTTGTCAATAGCCATGCGAGCATGACCATTCATGATTTGTTGCGAGTCATCCATATTTTCCGCAACGCCAATACCAAAAAAACTATAAGGATTGCGCTCATAAGAAAAAGCGTTGTACGGAATTCGGTGAGGAGTAAATGGATTGACAACACTCCTGAGCAGCTTGCCGTTGCTAATCCAAGCATTGATTTGAACTTCATCTAAGTCATCTACCTCGTCTGGTAATTCCATTCCGACTTCACGAGCATACTCTGCATCCATAACGCCCCAGTATTCGAGGACTTCGTACTGCCCTGAACCTGTGTCGTCTGAACCATTATCGTCCTTTAGTTCGTGTTCGTAGTCTTTTTCTTCGTAGTTAGGCCCCATTTGGAGACACTCACGAATAGCATCCTTATCGAAGTAAGGCATCTTAGCTAAAGCTCTAAGTTGACTACGGTTGTACTTGTGTCTATGTACGATGTACTCGCACTCTTCAATTGTAGTTGCACTGGGGTCTGGAAAGAAATCCCAGATGCTTACAAACTCAAGACGGGGGACACGCACAGCGATAGGATCATAAACACGATTCCCTTCTTCATCTGTACTCCAACGTCCGATTGTCTTATTGAAATTGAACGGGCCTTTAACAATACCTGTGCCAAACAACGCAGATTCAAAGATAGCATTACGAAGCTCACTAGAACCACTAGACTCTTCAATCTGATCGTGGATAAGCTTCTGCATCTTACGTGCAGCTTCTTTAGCCGGTGCAATCTCTAAGACTTGTGGGTCTGCACTGGGGCCTTCAGCAAAAGAAATCACACCTTCTTCTTCTGCCGCTTTAATCTCTTCTTCAAATAAAGATGTACCTGCTGACAAAGTTGCTCCAGCTTTTAAGACTTTACCATCACCGACATAGCCTACATCGTATGGGTTAACTGGGGTCTCAATTACTTCTTCTTCTGGGACTTCTTCGGCTTCAGACGTTTCAATGCCTGCTCCGCCTGTTGATACATGCTTATAAGTAGCAATGCCTTCAGGTAATTTAGTTTCTGTAATACCAATTGGGAACTGACCAGTACCGAAGATAACATCTACTAACTGACCAAAGGCTGCTAGGACTTTTGTCTTAGTAACCTTAACGAATACTTTAGATTTTTCAGACTCACGAAACTTAACATTGCGGCCATATAAGCCTCTGAAGTTATGGTAAGCTGTTAACCAACGTTGCTCATCTGTATCTCGTGCATCAGACGCTTCCATGAAACGGTCTTCAACTAAGCCGACTAAACGATTACGGATCTCTTCGTCGAGGTCAAGCTCGTAGCTACTTTCGCCTTCATTGCGTTTAAAGTAGATTTCGTTAGCTGTGTCAAATAGGCTATTGCCTGTTTCGTTAGTCATTTAGTTTCCTTTAGTAGCCAAAGTTGGAGTCAACTGGTCTATAAATCTGCTCTCTTTTAATGTCTCTCATACGGTCTAAGGGATTTGCATTCCTCGGCCTAGCCATTATAAGGTAGCGTAACGCATCATATGCGTGATCAGATGCTCTGGTATCTACGTCTTCTGGGTTTGATTTATCCAGAGGAATTCCTTGAAGTTCTCGTATCAGGTTCGGGCATGTATTAAATATTTGTATGCGTGGTCTACCGCTTTGAGTAATCTTCAAGTATTCGTGGATTTGTATTTTTCCTTGAATCCTGTTCTTATCAGCTCTACGTAGTTTATGTCCTTGCTGCTGCAAAGTCTCACCGACTGTAGGGCCTGTTGTTCCTGTTCTTGACCAACATGCTGTATCTAGGACTCCTTGGACTGAAAAGGGGTCTTCTAGTTCCATGTTGGTTATAAGCTCTCCGAGTTCTGTGCCTAGTAAGTTCTTTTGGTACAGTTCTCTATATATAATTAGTGTGCCATCACTGGGGTCTACTGCTCCCCATACACAGGCTGATTCAGAAGCATAACCATAATCTATTCCTTTTATACGTTCCCAATGTACTGGGATCTCAAAGGGGGTTATCACATGGTCTAATCTACTGAACTCTGTGAAGGCTGCTCCTTCCGCTACATCCCAATCACCGTCTAGTAGTTGTCTACGTTGTGTGGGTGGCAGAGCCTTTAGCATCTGCTCGTAACGTCCATCCTTAGCTAAGTAAGGGTTATCCTGCAAACTAGCTGGGATAAACTTCCTTGTGAGGCCGTCTTTGCCCATGAAAGGCTCATGAGGCGGGTAAGGCTCAATGTATCTCTTCTTTACCCAATGCGCTCCAGCACCACCGGGGTTAGCTGTGCAACGCATGTAAGGAACTATCTCAGGGTCTGTAGTCCGTAGACGTGACGCTAAGTAGTTCCATGCAAATTCTGTCGGTAGATGTGTGATCTCATCAAAGCCTATCCAGCTATATGCTTGACCCTGATAACGATAAACATCTGCATCTCGTTCCAAGAAGCCGAACTCTACTTTAGCCCCGCTAGGGAAAGTCCACATCTTCTCTACTTCTTTGTACTTAGCCCCATGGAAGGCTTTCGGGTAGAGTTCACGGCTCTTGTCTATAATCTCTCTTAGCTCTGGCATTGATCGTCTAAGGATCAACGCTCTGTGAGCAGACCTGTGCGCATAACGCAACGGATCAACAATCATTGCATATGACTTACCGCCACCTGCTGCTCCACCAAACAATACATCCGTCTCTGAAGCGGCAAGGAAGTCCTCTTGAGGGCCTTCGTTAGCCTTGAAGATAACACTCTCTTCAGCTTCTTCTCGTAAGCTCTTTGGTAGGGCTTCTAATTCTTCTGCGCTAAACAGCTTTGACTTCTCTGAGTCGCTCAAGACATCCAAGGTCTTCTTAGTATTCTCAATAGACTTCTTGTAGTTGTCTACCTTGCCCTGTGCCGCCTTGAGCTTCTTCTGTTTAGCTCTAACTGTACGCTTAGCAGACAGTTTAGCTTTAGTCTCTGAGTGGTAGTTGTAACCTTTACCCTTAGATCCCTTTGCTCTGCCTGCTTTCTTCTTGGGGGTGCCGTCCTTTTTCAGGACGAACTCACCGTTCTCATCTGTCGCATAGTTCTCTGGGTTAACTTCCCAGTCCAACTTATCCAAAAGCTCGCTTCTCAGCAATCTTCTTTAGACCCATATGGCTTAAAGACCTGCCAGTTAGGTGAGTGATATACATACTACCATCACGTAAAGATAAAGTCTTGTTCTGGATCATAGGGACTACAGAGTCTAAAGCCTGTAGCTCTTCGGGGATCTCATCCAATTGACTATCATCTTCATCGTTTAGTTTGTAACCAAACGGGATTGTACTACTAGATCTCCTCATAGTCACCCTCGATGATTGTCTCTTTCTTAGTGGGGAGTACGAAGATACCACCTGTAGTATTAACATTAACCTCAAGTGTATCCTTCTTGCCTAAGCCTACACGGTCTAGGATGGTCTGTGCGGCCTGTATACGCATGTTAGCTTGCGGTATAGGCTCTGCGCTATCCATTATATTTACTAGCTTCATAGCGGCTTTAGGGGCCGACTGAGCTAGTATACCTGTAGCTAGGTCTAATATCTCTTGACGCAATGCTTTAACAACAGAAGGATAGCTAGTTTCCGAATAACCAGCTAATAATGCTGCTTGTTTCGGATCACCTCCTACGGTTGGTAAATGGGCTAAGAAAGATTCTTGCTTTTCTGTTAGTTCTTTTATTTTCATATACTCTAGTATACCGCTGGTTTACTGGTTTGTCAAGTCTTTTATAACATTTAGTTATATATAACTACATTTAAGTGGGCTATTTGTACATATCTCTGTATATACGTACAAATAAAGTATAGAAGTATACATATAATGCTTGACAAAACGTGATCTCACCGTTATACTATATATTGTAGCCCGCCCCGCTATATAGTTATATTAGCCATCTGCATCTTATCTGTCTTACACTCCCCCTTTAAAGCCCTTTAAAGCTGCGGCGCTAACTGGTTTCCATACCAATCCCTGTAAAAATGTATAAGCAGTAGTATATACCCACCCCACCCCCCATGGCCACCTGCCCCCCCTCTAAAGTCTATAAAGATCTATGAAGATCTGCACACACACCCGCCGATCTTTAAAGACTTCGAGATCTTTCAAGTCTCTTAAATCTAGTTGCCAGCTACAGAACCTTTAGAGACTTCTTAGGATCAATAGATCCTACTTCAAAGACTTCATAGCTTTCAACGACTTACAGTATATATTAATCTATAGATTAAACCTACTATTAGTTTATCTACTTCGTAGACTTTAAAGCAATTTCCGAAGGAAAACGTGCGAATAGATTTATCCCTTGCCTTGTACGTGTTGAAAGATAACTTATCTTTTCAAGGAGATCGATGGTCGTTTGCCTCGTACACACATTGAGAGATAACTTATCTTACAATGCGCACCTAAAGCTCCTCGACCTGAAAAATTGGCTTGCTGGCTTTATCATGTGTTAACACCCGCATAATGCCTACGGGATTAATCCACGCACATAAAGTTGTTGACATTCGATCAAAAGGTCGGTAGCTTTGAAAACGTCAAATCGGCACCACCGCTGATTTCAACCACAGGAAATTTCAACATGAATACATTCTCTAATATAGATGTCAATCGTATAGCTTCGAAGAAGCAAATCTGGGCTGTGGCAAACCACTTTGCAGCGATTCAAGCTACGGTTCCTTCGGAACGTTATGGACTAACAAAAGTGTTTAACGCCATTCTGAATAAGCACCATGCTGATCAAGATTCTCATATGACTCATGGAGATATTCAAGAATTCTTCGAATACGATTTAGTGCCAAAGCAATTTGCTGAGCTTATTCAAGCTAAGAAGTCTACTAAGCCGAAGGCTCCGAAGAAAGCAGCGAAGCCAAAGGCTACTAAGATTGAACCTGAGATAGAAGAATTCATTGCTAAGGTGGAGCCAAAGAAACCTCGCAAGGTTACTCAGAGTAACTCTGTAGCATCGAAGATGAATGCTCGAATAGATTCTATCGAAGGACGGTTTGACTCTTTAGAGTCTAAAGTTGGCGACATTGAAGCTGGCCTTGCAATGATTCTTGAAGCGGTACAGAAGAAATAATATAGATTCAATCATTAAGGAGCGGTATATGGAATTAGATGATGCAATAAACATAGTACTTACAATCGTTTGTGGCTGGTGCTTAATTCAGCTTATTGACTTACTGTTACAAATAGGATATTAAATTATGTATAAGATTCATGCAGTACAATGCCAAGGCTATGCTATGCAATCCGCAGATAATCTAATGGATGTTGCCATGCTAGTTAGTGTAAGTATCCAGCAGAATTGGTTATCATGTGGCGATCAGTTGGCCGATGTTAGAAAGAATGGTATAGATTCTAAGTGTTTGTGGGGTGTTAAGTCTAAAACTTATAAGTATCTGAATTCTAATAAGCATAAGTTATATGCTCAAGCAAAAGCTATAGCGAATAGTAATAAGACAGACGACGATAAAGCGTATAGCTTAAT